CTCGCGCGTGTACTGCTTGCGATACTGCTGATAGAGTGGGTCACTCGCCGCGTCGTAGGAAAACGGCGTGCGATTCAGCAGCGCGTCGAGCTTTGCGCTGATCTGTCCGCTCTGGTCATAGTTGTAGCTGCTGTCGCCCAGCTTATCGAGCCAGCTCGTGTCAGCCTTTGCAGGGCTCGCGCCCGTGCCGAGTTTGATGTACTCGCTGCCGTCCACGCCGCCGGAATAGTCGTACTTCGCGCGGATTTTCTCCGCTGCGTCGTGCGCCGCCTGCTGGCCCGCCTTGTCTCCCTCGGCATATGCCTTGTTGTAGGCCTCGGTATACTGCCGGATGAGATCAAGGTCTCCAGAATCGTTGATGAGCGTCAGGTCTGTATTCTTGTGTTTGAAATTATCTGCCATTGTCCCCTCACTTTCTGCCGCCCGTCACGTATTCGTACTCGAGCGCATAGAGCCGGTATTCTCCTGTGGCTTTGATTTTTAATCTAAAGTGGTCGCAGCGGCGGATCGGGCAGTTGAGCGTGAAAACGTCTTTCTCCTGTGCCCCGCAGCGGTCGACCTCTTCCCACGCGCCGCCGTCAAACTTGACAAGGAACACGATCGTTGAGCCCTTCTCGCATTCTAGCCGCGCCCGCACGCGCTGCACGTGCTTCGCGTCAAACGAGCCGCCGTCATAGTCGGCAAACTCCGCCTCGCTAATAACAGCGCCCTCACGCGTTGCGCCGGTCGGGATATCTGCTGGATTCCCAAGCAGCACGCACCCGCCATCCACTAAGGCCATGATACCGCCAGAGTAGGCCATTTGCACCACGGCAAGCGTATCTTCCTTATGCCACACGCCGTTCTCGCTGCTGTAGCAGTACAGCGCCGCCTTTCCATCCTCTTTCAGGCTCACGTAGTAGTTGAGGCCGTCGCTTCCTCCCACCGCGTCGGAGAAGCGCACATCGTCGCCCAGCGTGCGGGAGATACAGCGCGGCATGCCGCCGCTGTACGCCATGATGCCGACCTTTGAGAGGTAATAGAGCGTTTCACCTGCAACGGCGAGGCTCTTGTGGCTGCCCTTCATCACGCCGAGCACCGCACTCGACATGAGTTGGAAGTTTGTAGGAATCGTGCCGTACATCTTGAAGATTTTGTCTTCTTTGAAAAAGCACGGGTAGCCAAGATAGCTCACGCACGCCGTGAACGCTCCCGCCGTGCCACTCTCCACGCTGAACGCATCCGTGGACAGCCCGTCAAACACATTCCAGTTGTACGGATCGCCGAGCTTCGAAGCAAAGATGCTGTCGCCCTTGCATCCCCATACGCGGTTTTCGTTCGTGCAGACGAAGTCCATATCGGGAACGCTGCGCTTGAGCGTGACTGTTCCGGGCTCCGTGATGCTTTCCTGCCCATCGGGCAGGCGGAAGGTGTTTTCATAAAAGCGCAGCGTCTTTTTGTCCTCGCTGATCTCCCGGATGATGGGTGTGCGGTTGTTGTAGGGCTCCTTTGTGCAGCCAGAGATTGTTACTGAATCGCCCACGTTGAACGGGAACGCCACGCCGGTCGTCGTGATGCTGTTTGCCGCCGCCTTTTCGTCGGCATACGTGCCATTCCCGAATTTCAGCCCCGCCGCGGCGTAGCTCGCCTCCATCGGCTTGATCGTGCCGTCCTTTTCACACACGATCTTGTCGGGGAAGATGAGCACGCGCTCGCCCAGTGCACAGAAAGTCTTTTCGCTGTCGGCGACCGTCGACTTCTCTTCGCCGTTGATGTAGAGCTTCGTTCCATATACCTCATAGAGCTTGCCTGCACTGAAAATGCCGTTTGCCGTCCCCATACTCTTGCGGACGGTATAGCGCCGCGCACGGGGAGCAAGAAGTGGGAAGTATCGCGCCGACAGGTTTTTCATGTCGTAGAGCTCGCCGCCCGCCGCGCCGAAGGTGTGGTTGATCCCGCCGAATTTCTCCTGCTGCACGCGCTGGTTCGTATATGCCGTGATCTCAGGCAGTCTCATCTTTCACCGCTCCTTTTGCTTCGTCCGGCGTATCGCCTTTTTCTCCCGCCGGGGCTTCCGTGCCGTCGCATATCATTGCGATGTTGCGAAGCGACTGCCGCACCGCTGCCACCACATCGACGGCATCACCGTTGACGTTCAAAATGCCGATCAGGCGCATCGCGTGTGCTGCTTCCTGCTTGATCTTCTCATTCATGCCGATTCCTCCAATCGTTTTAGCCGTTCTTCCTGCTCGCGTACCTTCGCCCACAAAATCGGGATAAATTCGCTGTACCGCAGAAAATAGGTCTCGCTGCCGTCCTCGCGCGTGGCTCTCGCCCAGCCCGCAAATTCCTGCGAGTTAATGCCGCACGCGCGCATGGCGTCCTCGACCTCCTGCGCGATGAATCCCGTGTGGAAGCGTCCGCTCGTGCCGCTGTTCAGCTTGTAGCGCTTCGGCTCGACGAGCTCAAGCATGCGCACGTACTTCTCCGGCAGCGCCTCGATGCTGTTCTTGATGTTTCGGTCGGACCCGTTCAGCTCGTTCGTGCTGCAATAGATCGCGCTCCAAACAAAATTTGGTGCGCCAAGATTGTACCGGTTATCTGCATTTGGGGCGAAATCGCCGCGGCAATCAATGAAGTCGTAGTCGAAATTGAGCGCTGATCTTCCGTTATTCCCCGACAGATACAGGTTTCCGCTCGTCGCGTTCAACTCCATCGCCTTGCTCTCGAGCGTCATTTTGTAGTCCGCCGTGCTGGCGTACTCCGTGGAGATATACCCGCAGCGTCGTCCCGCATCATTGCGCACGGTGATCGTGTCGCCCTCAATCTCCTGTGCCGTCAGCGTGCCGTAGATATTCACCGCGTCCACGTACAGATCGATGGATCCCGTGCTCGCAATCTGTGCGCCGTTGTAATTGAGTTTGAAGATCGTTCCGTTCTCTCCGCTCGTCGCCGCCAGCGTGAAGCCGGTCGCGCTCTGGTCGAAGATGCTCTGTGCCTGCGTCGCATCGATCTTGGTTCTCACCGTCGCGCGGATGCCGTTCACGTCGGTCTTGATGTTAGTGATCGCGCCGTCGAGGTTTGAAACACTTACCTGCAAGCCCTTTGCCGTTGTGTCAAGCTGCGTGATGTCCCCCTCTGCATTGCTAAGTCGAGCATCTAATCCTTTTGCTGTAATGGAAATTTCATTTACATTCTTGTCCGTATCCTCAATCTTGGCGTAGATAGGCTCGTTGATGTTCTTGATGAACTCGCTCAGCGCGTCTTGATTTAGGTTGCTTTCATCCAGATTGAACAGCGTATACCGCAGCTGTTCCAGAAGCACGAAGAGGTAGTCATAGACCCCGTTGATCTGCTCCTGCGTGGTCTTTCCTTCCCCGTTCGGGAAGGTCGTCTCCACCAGCTGAAATGTCGTCGGCACTTGTCATCACACCTTCCAGTTGCCCTTGCTTTCTTTGCGGTTTTCGCGCCGCCACCACGCCATAGCATCGGCCACCGCCTCGTTGGCAATGGCGTGGTCGTTGGCGTAGAGCGCGCTGTCCTGATTGTAGGCGTCGAGCTGCGCTGCCAAATACAGGTGGTAGCACTCGTTGTGCCCGTCCGGCAGCAGCAATTCCATGTCCTCGACGCTCGCGGTGTCATCCTCCACGTTCACCTTGAGGGTGGGGGCTTCCGCCCCCATCATCTCGGCGATTCGGTGCTCAAGCACCATGAGGATTTCCGCCTTGCGCGGCGTGCTCAATTTGTTAGGCCGCAGCGCGTCCGCGTCACGGATAGCTTTCAGCATTTTCATACATTAGACCTCCGTGAAATACTGTCCCGCCAGCTCATGCGGCAAATACTGCAAGACGATCTTCCCGCCCGCGGCCTCGCCGATACGCTCGCACTTGTACGTCTTGCCGTCCTCGCCGTCGAGGTAATACTTGCCGTACTCATATTCCATGCCTCGCGCTGCGGGGATGGGGTCTGCCTGCGTGCCCGCGTGCTCAGCGTCGATGACCGCCCAGAGGTTCGGCGTCTTGTCCGGCGTCCAGTCGGCCTGCGAGGTATGCGCCTGACGGCACTTGCACACCTTGCCGCCGTAGCTTCTGCGGTCGCCCTCAGCGTAATCAACAGGGTATGCCCATGCCGTAATGAGTTCCGGCACGCTTGCCGCCTCGCCGTCGCTCAGGCTGACCGCTGCCTGCTCGATAATGGGGCGCAGCTCCACTGCGCGGGCGTATGTGACCGGCTCACCCGCAAGGACGGTGACGGTCGCTTTGGCGCTCTCAGTCTCCGTGGGCTTGCCCATCTTGATAGATACCGTGCCGTCGCGGTGGTCGGTGATGGCCCCGCTCAGGCTGTATTCGCTGTTGTCCCACTCGTTTACGACTTCTTCGGTCTCGCCCGTGGGATTGCCGTCGTTGTCGAGCTTGTCCACCGTCTCGCGCTGGACGATGCTCCACGGCGTGTTGTCGGGCAGCAGCGCCGCGACCTCGGCGGCGGTCATCGTGAGTGTGATGGTCTTGGTGTCGCGCTCGCCCCACGCGCGGTCTTTGGGGTTGCCGTTGATCTCTGCGGGGTATTCAGTGTTGTTGACTTTGATGTAGGTCATAAAATCACTCCTTTAAGCGATAAGATTGAATTCGTCGTCGACGAGGGCGTCAGAGGGAAGAACCAAAGCGGGGCGGATGCCGAACGAGCTGGATGCGTCGTTGTAGCCCCAGTCGCCGTGGGGGTAGACGCGATACACGCTGAGGGTGGTGCCGGTGTACGGGGAGCGGAGCCACCAGTAGGTGCTCGAGCCGTTCAGCTTCGCAATACGCTTGTTGTTGGCGGACGTGCCGTTCCCAGACTCAAAGTAGGACAGCTTTGCACCGTCAATCGGGAAGTATCTGTTGTTGCTGTTCGTGAAGCCAACTTCGTAGCCAGACAGCAGAAAAATCTTGCAGAGCAGGCCGTTCGCACCGCTCTGGTCGGTGCCTCCAGAACCAACGTTCTTGCGATACGGGATCTTGACCTGCTTGATCGCGTCCCTGATATTGCTGTCGAACAGGCCAAGGAACGTGCTATTAAGGTAAGTGTTGATATCGCTGGTTTCGTACTTGTTTACATTGGAGCTGTGCCACTTACGATTTTCGTAGCAATCCTTCATCAGCAGCCAAGTGTCGTTGCAGGAGTCGTCGTACCTGCTGCTCGGCAGGCCTTGATGCACCACCAAAAATTCCGTCTTCTTCCCGTTGACATTCGCAAACACCGATTGCCCAACGTCCAGCGTCGACAGCTTCGTTCCCGCGCTCGGCAGCGTAATGTCATACCCCGTGCCATCAATCAGCGTCCTGCCCTTGAGGATGTTGTACACCGTGCCGTTGACCATGCACTTTCCGCCCTTCACGGTGTAGGCCGTGCCGTTGATGAGGGTCTTGTGCGCGGTGAGGTCAACGGGCGGCGTGACGTTGCCGGAATCGTCGACGAGGGCGTCAGAGGAAAGAACCAAAGCGGGGCGGATACCGTACGAGTTGGATGCGTAGTAGCTGCCGTAGAAGCCGTCGGAGTTGACGCCCCACACGTCGCCGGTGCCGCTGGAGCGCGGGGAGCGGAGCCACCAGCGGGCGCCCGAGCCGTTCAGGTACGCAATGCGTTTAGAATCCGTTCCGATTTTTGCATTAAAGTAGTCCAACTTCGCGCCGTCATTCGGCATATCTCCTGCACCAGCCAAGCCGACTTCAGGACCGGACAGCAGAAACACCTTGCAGGGCAGGCCGTTTGCTCCCTGCTGCGTCGTTCCGCCTTTACCGCCGTTCTTACGGTACGGGATCTTCACCTGCTTGATGGTATTCTTAATGTTGCTGTCAAGCAGGTTAAGAAACGTGTTGTTCAGGTAGGTGTGGATGTCACTGCTTTCGTACTTGTTTACATTGGAGTTGTGCCAAGCACGGTTCTTATAGATGTCCTTCATCAGCAGCCAAGTGCCGTTGCAGCTTGCGTCATACATGCTGCTCGGCAACCCCTGATGCACCACCAAAAATTCCTTCCGCACACCGCCGACGTTGAGGTACACCGACGAGCCGACCGCCAGTGTGCTGATCGCTTTGTTCGCCATGCTGCCCTCCTTAGCCGTACAGCCAGTTGATGGCGTAGTTCTCGGTCGGCGTGGTCTCAACGTTCACAAGCGTCTGCTTGACGATGTTGCCGCTCGCGATGTAGTCGCTGCCGCGCGTCGCGGCCACAATCCCGCCTGAGCCGTTGCCCTTGAGGAGAGCGGTGGTGGAGGGGATATTGACGGGGCCTGCGGGGCCCTGCGGGCCGGCCGCACCGGTCTCGCCTTTCTCGCCCTGCTCGCCCTTTTCGCCCTGGTCTCCCTTGGGGCCTTTGATGTTGACCGTCGCGGGATTCGCAAGCCCGCCGTCGTTCGACCAGCTCAGGTCTCCCGCCGCGGACACAGCAGGGGTAAAGGTCGCGCCCTTTGCGCCGTCCGCGCCCTTCGCGCCATCCGCGCCGGCAGGGCCTCGCGGACCCGTCAGGCCTTGCGGACCGATTTCGCCTTGCGGACCAGTCTTGCCCTGCGGGCCCTGCTCTCCCTGCGGTCCCCTTGGCCCCTCTGGGCCGGTATCTCCCTTCGCGCCGTCAGCACCGGCAGGCCCCCGTGCGCCCGTGTCGCCCTTCGGGCCCTTGAGGTTCACGGTCTGCGGATTCGCCTTGCCGCCGTCGTTCGTCCACGACAGGTCGCCGTCGTCGCTCATGCTCGGCGTGAACGTCACGCCGTCCTTGCCGGCGGCACCGTCTGCGCCTTTCGCACCATCCTTGCCCGGGGCTCCATCCGCACCGGCAGGGCCTTGAGGGCCGGTCTCGCCGGGATCGCCTTTCGGACCCTGCGGACCCTCGGGCCCCGTGTCACCCTTCGCGCCCTGCAAGGGGCCGTTGTTGATGAACTCGCCGGTAATACCGTCGAAAATGTAGATGTCATAGGGCTCTGCCGTGCCCACGCCGTAAGCATCGCCCGCCGCTGCGGTCGCTTTCTGCGCGGCGTCCAGCGCAGCCTTTGTGCCGTAGTAGCCCAGCACCTTGAAGCCGCTGCCGGTCTCCCCCTTGGGGCCTGCGGGGCCCTGTTCGCCTTGCGGGCCGGTCTGTCCCTGCGGGCCCTGTTCGCCCTGCGGGCCGCGCGGACCTTCGGGGCCGGTCGGTCCGGTCGCGCCGGTGTCACCTTTCTCTCCTTGGGGGCCGGTATCGCCCTTGTCGCCTTTCAGCGCGGTGAGCTGCGCCGCCGTAAAGTCGGAATAGGTAAAGGCATCGCCCTTGTCTCCCTTTGCACCCTGCGGGCCAGCGGGGCCGGTCTCGCCTTGAATGCCCTGCTCCCCCTGCGGGCCGCGCGGGCCGGTTTCACCTTTGGGGCCCTGCGGACCCGTTGCGCCGGTATCGCCCTTCTCGCCTTTTGGGCCCTGTGCGCCGGTTGCGCCCGTGTCGCCCTTGGGGCCGGTTGCGCCGGTATCACCCTTCGGGCCCTGCTCGCCGGTATCACCCTTCGGGCCAACTTCTCCCTGCGGGCCCGTCGCAGGAACGCCGGTATCGGCAAAGGCTCCCGCCGCCGCATCCCACTTGAACCAGTTGCCCGTGGTCTCGTCGACGTATGGCATCTTGGATACCGCCGTCTCCGCATCCGCCGCCGCCTGCAAAACCTCATCGACCCAGCTTTGATAGGCCGGAGGCGGTGTCTCGCCGCTGTCTTCCAGCGTTTCGCGCACGCGTGTTTTATATATCTGGCTCTTCACAATGGTATCGCCCACGGTATAGCGCAGCTCTGCCGCGCCCTCACCGGCCACCGCCGTATCAACGCTCGATACCCGCCACACGAGCGCGCCGTCCTCTTCCGTCACCGTCACGGGATACGGCTGCGCATCGCCGTTTCGCTGCACGATCAGGCTCGCCACGCCCTCGCCATAGCCCTCGCGCCACTTTTCCAGCACGTTAAAGACGACCTTGCGTGCCTGATTCTCCCCCCTGCGCCCGAGCTTGATCTCTTCGAGCGCGTAAGCATTTTCAATAACCATGTTGTCACCTCTCTTATGGAAAACGGCGCAGCAAGAGCGACTTTTTCGTCCCTTGCTGCGCCGTGTCGCAACTCATTTTTCGTGTCTCGCGGTCGTATTCACTTACGCGTTGTGGGCCTTCGCGCTCTCAACGTAGTCGCTGCTCATCGTCTGGATGAGATTTGCGGTCGACGCGTCCTGTCTCATCTGGTTCTGGATGGCCCACAGGAACTTTCTCTTGACCTGCACGGTCACGCCGCGCTGGATCAGGCAGCTTTCGCCGTTCACGCACACCAGCAGGTCATCCTTATACTTGCCGCTGTCCTTGAACAGGCGGACGCTGACGTACTCCTCGCCCGCGGGGGCGGCGTTCACAGCCGCAACGGCGTTCTTTGCTTCGCTCATCGGTCTTTCCTCCGTTTCAGTGTCGGGGGCGGCGTTCACAGCCGTCCCCTTGGTGGTTAGGTCAGCGGGGTCTCATCGAACGTGGAAGTCGTTTCCACGCGAATCATATACGCCTCAACCAGACGTTCGGCGACCTTGGTTGCCTTCCAGCCGACAGTTGCACGCTGGTTCAGCGGGTCAGCCGTACCGGCAGAGCCGAGCGGCTTGACGATGTGCTCAAGACCGCCGCCGGTCAGTTCGGTCGTGCCGTAAGCCTCCGCGCCCATGATGAGGGTGGAGTAGACGTTGCGGCCCTTCGCACCGGCTTCGCCCGGATAGATGGCGGTCGACGCCGTCGGGGTGGTAGCAGGCGCTTCTTTCAGCGTGATCGTCGCGCTGCCAGCAGCCGCGGCCGAGGCGCTCTCGATCTCAAGGAGCGCACCATCGATGACGACTTCACGGCCAGCCAGCTTTGCGGCGTCAGCAGTGGTGATGGCCTCGTTTACGGTCAGGACCTTGCCGGATGCGCTCTTGACGGTCAGGTCGCGTGCGGCCTCGGTCAGGTCGTCCGCATGGAACACCTTCGCTTCGGTCGTCTCGATGAAGCGGACGCCCGCGATCTTGCCGATCTCGTCGTCATAAATGTTGCTGGTGTCCTTGTACTCGTGCGGGCGCTTCCAGTCAGGGTCATCCTGAATGTCGTAGGAACAGTCAGGGTGAATGATGGCCCAGTAGGAGCCCTCATAGCGCGGAGCGTTCATGGTTTTCAGGAAGCGAACCGCCTTGCGGACGGCGCGAACCGTGAAATAGTGGTTGCCCGTGGCCTCGCCGCCAACGAGCAGATGGCGGCCCGTCACCTGACCCTCGCCGTACTGGACGTTAGAGCCGCCGTTGATGACCTCGCGGGTGATGGTGTCGAGCGTGCGGCCCGCCTGAGAGCCGAGCAGCACCGTCGCTTCCTGCAGGTTGTTGTCGATGGCGGTCAGGTCGAGAATATCGGAAATCTCGACGAAGTCGCCGTACTGGTCGACCTGCGCGGTCAGCGTGGTCATGGACAGCTTGCGGCCCTTGGGCGTAACGCCTTCGGTGATGGGCGTCAATGCCTTGGGCAGCGGATCATACTTGCGGAACTCGATCTCCTTGCCCTTGCCCTTGGGGATGTTTCGCTTCTGCGCGAAGCGGTCATGCACCAGCTCGGGTTCGGCGTTGTCAATCAGGGTGTCGCAGTAGTAGGTCTTCATCTCGCCCGAGAGACCGGCATCGGTCGTCACGTTCGTCTGGCCCTCAAACAGGCTCAGAATGACGGGCAGAATGAAAATGTCTTTGAACTTCTTCATAGAGTTTTGTCTCCCTTCTTGCAGTCGGTAAATTTAGGCGGGCATCAGAATACGATGCGCTCGCCGCGCCGAACGCGCCTTGCGATCTCTGCGCGGTCGGCCTTCGTGAATTTGCTCGGGTCACTCTTGACAATGACCCCCGGCTGGGAAGTGGTTCCATTCTCGTTTGGGCGCATTCCTTTCGCGCGGACGTTGTCCATCACGCGCTTTTCCATCTCCGCCGCAGCTTTCGCCGCGCTACGAGCCTGAATGTCGCCTAAATGGGATACCTCGTAAGCGTCTTTTACAGGGACGCCCGCACGCAGCATCGCAATGAAGCGCGGATTCTCCGCGACTTCGCGCTTGAGGTCGAAGTCAGGGTACTCGCCCGGCGCGTCCGCCGTGCCGACCAGCTCGCTCGCCTGACGAATCCAGTCGTTATAAGTCTCGTCGGCTTTCTGCTGGCGCTGTCTGTCTTCTTCTTGGCGTTTGAGCGCTTCGTTTTCCTGCTGCATCCGCGCATACTCGCGGTACTGTTCCACGCTCATGCCCATACTCTCCGCTTCCGCGTTGTAGAGCACGCTGTTGAGCGCCGCATCGCCCTCAAAAGCCGCACGAAGCTTACTCATATCGCCGTCCGACACGCCATAATGGCGCATCAGTGTGTCGATAATGGGCTGCGAATCGGCGATTTTCTGGTCTTTGGCCTTCTCTTCACCGAATCTGCGGTTGATGATGCGCTGCGTCTCCGCAGTGTACACGTCCTTGTACTTGCCGTTTACGAGGTCAAGGAACTCCTTTTTCAGGTCTTCCCCGCCTTTTTCCGCAGCCCCGGCGTCGTGCTGCTGCATCTTCACGCCCTCGCCTTTCGGCTCGCCAGAAGAGGCTCCCGTATCATCAGGTGTCTCCTGCTTGCCGAACACGACGTTGGCGTATTCGCCCGTTTTGCCCTTCCGGGTGGGAGAAGAGCTTGCCTGTGTGGTATCGCCCTGTGTGCTCACGCCTCCCTCAGCGCCGCCCGATGCACCGGCAGCGGCCCCCGCAGCGGCAGCGCCGCCGTCAAAGAGGCTCAGGATCACGCGAAGCGTGGTTTTGAGGTTCATGGTATCCCTCCTGCTTGTCAAATCGCGGATATTTGGCCCTCCGTGTAGGCCGTTCGGTGCTTCCCATCGTCCGCAGGGGAGGGGAGAGCGGCGAAAAGATGAAGAAAAACGCCGCCCCTCCCTCGCGGGCGTATGAATAGGAGGAAGCCACTCGCACGCCTAAAGCGTAACATGCGGCTTCCTCCGTCTCACCACGGGCGAGAAAAAATTTTTAATTTTCTTCGATGCACTCGTAAATCGCGTCCGGCCTCGTGGCCTCAAGCTGCTTGAGCCCGATGCAGGCCGCGAGAAATGCCGCCTCGATGCGCTCATCGCCGCCGCAGTGGATGAGGAAGCGCGGCGCACCATCGTCTATCTCGAAGCCATAGACCTCGCACTCTCCCTCAGCTTCCATGTTCTTCACATAGCCACCGAAGGCATACATCACGCCAGTGATGTAGTTGCAGCATTTCTGGTCCGCCGAATGGCCCTCGCACAGGATCATGTAGCGTCCGATTTCGTGCTCGATGTGAACCATCGTCATGCGCTTACACCCCCGGCATTGCCGCGCTGCTGCCCGCGTCCATGTTCGGCTTAGACTGTTCGGCAAGCTGCTGCATGTACGGTGTCTGTGCGCTCTGCGCGTCGGCGTTCTTGCTCTCAATTCCGCCGCTGCTGCCGCTCTTACGTGTCGAGCCACCGCTCTGCGTGCCGCCCGCCATTCCGATGCCCATGTCCTGTCCCGTAAGCTGCTGGATGACCGCGAGCGCCTTTTGCAGATGATCGCTCTGCTGCTGCACGACGTTGTAGAGCGTCGCGCCCTCGTTGACTTGGCTCTTGATCTTGTCGATTCCTTCGAAGTCCATCATGTCGAGCGCAATCATGCTTTCCTGTGCCCTGTCTGGGGAGAAGAATCCCAGCGAATACAGCTCTTTCGCCCGCTCGTTCTGTTCTGCGCGGGAGAATGGATTCTTCTTCTGCGCCTTGATCTTGATGTCAAAGACCGGTCTGCGGAACAGGTCATTGCCGAGGCTGTCCACGCCCGTCACCTGATCGCCAAGCTCGTTCACGCCGATCTGCGCATACTCGTAGGGCATTTCATTCGTGATGCGGAAAGTGCGCGCTGCGTCGTAGAACTGCCGCATGCGCTCGATGCACAGCTTCACGATCTTCGTCTGCGCGCGGTAGCACGCTGAAATCATATCTCGGCTCGCCTTGTTGCCCGCCTCCTGCAATGCAGAAATAGCCGCCGCAGCCGTCGCACCGCTGGATGTGCCGCCGTTGGACACGTCGCGGTTTGAGCTCGTTTCCTTCATCTCGTCGATCTTCATCTGCACGATATTCGCGTAGATGGAATCGAGCGGGCGCGTCGTTACCTCGCGGAGCCTGCTCTCGTCGATCTGTCCGGACACGTGGATGATCGGCTTGCGCCAGTCAAGGAACTCTTCTTCGTTGATGTTCAGGCTTTCACTCGCGAAATACCGGCGCTTGCTGCCCATCATTGAAGTTTCGAGGATGTTGCCCCACAGCTTGTCGATGTAGAGCTGCGGGTCCTTTGCAATGGCCGTATATCCAAATCCCGCAGGTGTGCCCTTTTCGGGAAACAGCACGTCGAACACGAACGGGTATTCGCCATCTTCGTAGAAGCCGCCATCCGCATATTCGGGGTCATTTTCGCTGGCGTAGATGATATGCTCCTCGTCGATGAACTTCGCGTAGTGCAGTACCGTTCGCCCGTCTGCGGTCCTCTTGCGGTAATACCAGTCGATCACGGCGACCTTGTTGCTCGTGTCCACCGTATCGTCGTACTCGTATTTTGCCGTTTCAATGCTGCTGCCGCTGAGCTTATCCGCAAACTGCGGGTATTCGTCCTCGATGATGTCGCGGTCGACGAGCGCCACCGTAAACACGTTGCGGCTCTTCTGGATGTCCTCAACCCCCGGCTCCCAGAAGATATTCAGCGGGTCAATGCCCTCGATAGCGATGTCTCCGAGCCCGTTGTCTTTCTCTTTGTCCCAGAACACGCCGTAGATCGCCACACCGTGTTTGAGCTTTTCCCACCACTCGAAGCTGTATGTGCTGTCAAATTCGTTGTATTCCATGATGACCGGCAGCACGGACGAGAGCGTCTGCGCGCTTTCCTCGTCGCTCTGCTCGCGAGGCAGGCATACGGGCTCGGGGTAATTGTCCATCGCGTCGGCGTGCTTATTCATGATTGAGTTAAACAACCACGCACTCGCAGGCTCGGGCGATTCCCCCGCGTCTTTCGTCCCGTGGCGGATATCCTCCCAATGCCGCAGCTTCCACCAGCGCTCCTCGCTGATGATGCGATTCTCGAAGTTGCTCTTGCCCTGCTTGTACTTTTGCAGCGTTTCTACGGCGTCGCCGATCTCCTTGCTGCCAATGGCTGCGCCGCTGTTCATCGCCGCGTCGCTGTCGCGGAATGCGCCTACAAGCGGCGCTTCCGCCTTTGCATCCAACATCGCAGCAGCGCCAGCCGCGTCGGCCTGCTGCTGCGTCTGCGGGAATTTTCTCGTTCCTGCCATGTCTTCCCCTCCTGTCAGTTGTGTTGGAACCACGCATATCTGTCGTAGCTCGGCGTATTGATGTCCAGCGGGTCGTACGAGACCAGCTTCGGCGGCTTATTTACCCGCGCCGCAATGGGATTCTCCATGCACACATAGCGTGTCATGTCGTAGATATGATCCTCCTGCTCGGTGTTCACGTCCTCAACGTCTTTTTCGTCGTAAACGAGGTTTGGCACCGTGCGAATGAAATTTTTGCACGTATCGAAGATATACAGCATCGGCACACCGTTCTCATCGAACGCGAATCGGTTGTGCAGCTGCATCTTGCCGTCGATGCGGGCATTATCCCCCTTCTCGAAGTAGACGCGCTCGCGCTCAAATAGAGCGCCGATGCTCTCTGTGCCCTGCGTCCCCCAAATGGCGGGATCGCCCACACGGAAGATGTGCCGCCCCTTGAGATTTGGGTCTTCTGCCTCAATGCGCTTCATCTCGCGGGCAACCGCCATCGGCTCCATCTTCACGCCCTCGTTCGGCGTGCCCGTGCAGCCGTAATATTCCCGGATGTGGTAGAGCCTCCTGTCTTGGTCGACCGCAAACCAGCCGATGGCAAACGGCCTTGAATAGCCCCAGTCCATTGCGCACCAGATCGGCCACTCCTTCGGCACATGAAACGGCGCGATGACGTGCGTATGGATGCGGTCGCGGTAGTGTTCGCTGTCATTGCGCCACTCGGTAAACACCTGCCCGGAGAACGTGTCCCAGTCACCGTAGAGCAGTGCGTTCTTTTCCGCCTCCGGCATCGACGCAAGGCGCGTCAAATAGCTGTCGTCGTTTTTCAGCAGTATCTTATTGTCGAATACCGTGCTCGGCACGAAGATGCGGCTCTTCTGCCGATACTCTTCGTGCCCATCCGGAAAGCGCACGACTGCATCCTCGCGGATGGTCCTCATCGGCGGCGCTGCCGTGATGAAACGTTCCTTGACCCATCCGTGCCCCACACCGCCGGGGTTCGCCGTGCTGCGGATGTATACGCGCGTCCCCGGACCGTTCGGTCGGTTGCGGGAAAAGAGGTAGCTATATTCCTCCCACGTAAAGTGGGTCAGCTCGTCGAATGCGATAAAGTCATACGCCTGTCCTTGATACTTGATCTTGTCCTTTGCGTACTGCATCGAGCCGAAGAGTATTTTCGCCCCGCTCGGGAATGTCCACGTGTGGCTGCTGCCGTTGTAGCGCGCGCCCGGATAGATGCGCGGGTAGTAGTTCAGCGTCTTGTCAATGAGCTCGGCAAGCTGCGGGAAGGTCTTTCGCAGGATAATCGCCTTGTAATACGGGATATCCACCTGCCGCAATGCCTCGATGACCAACGCATCGGATTTTCCCCCGCCTAACCGGCTGCGCCGCCGTATAGAGCCTCGTCCTCCCATCGGCTCATAAAGAGCGCCTGCTTGGGCTGCGGCTTCCATACCACGCTACGCTTCGCCATTCGCATCACCTCCCGCGTCCTGCGGAACAGGCATTACCGCGGGCAGCTCTGCCACCCCGCACACGCTCTCTCCGCCGTCGTCCTTCTTCTCGTCATTTATCCAGCGGAAATTGTATCTCAGGCTGAATTCCGCACCACGCTGTCCGTCTCGGTCGAAGAGGCGTTCCTCTGCGTAAGCCTCGATGCGGGCCTTCGCGCGCGTAACCGTGTCAACGAACTCTTTCTTCGCCTGATAGTTCAGCAGCGCTTGTCGGCTTGTAAATCCAAGCGCGAGCGCCAGCCCCGTCACTGTCGGCGGTCGCTGGTGAATGATAAACGGCTGCCCGAATTTGTCGAGGATCGGCATCCCATCGTCTCCGATGATTGGCTCACCCTTGCAATCTTCAAAGTATCGGTCAATGACGGCCTGCATTTCTTCGACCGTCGCATATTTGGGAGGATGCCCAGTTTTCGCCATGCCGCCACCGCCTTTCTTTTTTATGCTGCAAGCCCCCCGTCCTCGGCCTTATCGCGCAGCATTCTTATCCCCGCTCGGGGAACCGAGCTTCCTATTTCCGACGGTAACACGGCATCTTTTATTTCTCACCACGGGCGCGGAAACTTTCTCTTCCCTTTCTGCGCTCTCCTCTGTATAGTTGCATACACACAACATAGATACATCCTGCATATAGCACTCTCTCCCTATCCCCCCTATAATCCCCCCCTTCCCCTCTCTCCCGCAGCAAAAAGAAGCAGGGCTTTCGCCCTGCCTCTTCTTATGCCATTTTGAGCTTTCTCTTGAACCACTCCCACAGGTTACGCCACGGATGGGATTCTGCGTAATTGGCGCGCTGCTCGGCGTTGTAGCGCCTGTTACGCATTACATTAAGGGCCTCTTGCTTAAAAGCGCACTCGTCTCGTTACCCCTCCTTCGGCTCGCCGTATCTGCAAAAATCGTTCTCACCAACATTGCGCCTGTTGCATGGCGAATGTCTGTTGTGACACGTCAGCGTCCCCGGCTTCCCGTATCGCTGGGTAAGCTCGGACGGCAATGTGCTGTGCTTGCAGTCCTTGCACCGCGTCACGACCACGGCGTCTACAATAGGGATGGCCCTAATATCTGCTGCTGTAGCGTAAAGCTCCCAATTTTCATCTGGTCGCCAATGAATAGCATCCCTGTCAATCAGTCGCATCGCTGTCACCTCCGTCCATCTTCGCGTAGTTCTCCACAAAGTTACAAACTCTGGCAGCGCAGGAGAGGCACAGTTGTTTCTCTGCAGAAAATGGTGTCTTAAAATTTACAACGCCGTAGTGATTGAAATCCAGATTCACGCCGTCAACCTCGTAGTCAATCTCGCGCCCACACATATCACAGAACACTTTAACCATCAACTATTTCCTCCGTCCATCTTCGCGCCGCAGTTGGGGCAGTAAGGCTTGCCGTACTCTTTCGAGAAATTCCGGCAGCGGGTGCACTGCTCCTCATAGTTTCCCGTTTCCAGATTGAACCGGCCCGTGCCCCACCGCCCATGCACCACCGGGGCAACATCAGCGGCGGGGATGGCGTTAATGGCTTCAATTCCTTCACCACATGGATAACACCTATGACGCAGTTCGTTGATGGCTTCGCTGCGAGGAATGTAATCAACCATTTTCCGTCCTCCTGTTCCATGCTTCGGCGGCTTGTTCTTCCGTGTCGTAAATATGCACGCCGCCCAAAATCCCGCCATCGCACTCATAGCTTGCAATCGGGCATTCCGGGTTTTCCTCGTAAGCGTGATGAAGCATAAAGCCAAGCCCACTATAGGGTTGCTCTCTATATGCCTCATCATGCAGATTTCCTTCGTCATCGCACAGAACAAGGCTAACTTTGCCACCGCAGAACGGGCAGGATTTTAATTCAAACATCTTCCATCGCCTCCACATAGCACCAACTCTGCGGCGCGCGCTTATCGCAATCGCAACATTCTCCGCCCCCGAAGACGCTTGGCTCGCGTCTGCAAAGCCTTTCCGCCCAAAACTCAACAAGCACTTCGGCGCGTCGTAGATGCGCAAATCGGTAATGTGCCAGCCGTAGCCCGTTTGCGCGTGCAGATAGTCGTGCATGTCTTTGAGGGTAAGGCAGGACTGTTGAGCTACTTCGCACGCCGTCAGCCAGTCTTCACCCTTGACGTAGTAGCTGCCGCCGCGCGCTTTGGTCTCAAGCTCGTAAATACGGTCGCAGGTAAATTCGCCGATAATCTTGCCCTTGCGGTCTGCCCACTTGCCGCGGTTCCACTTGGCAACATCACCCCCGAGGTCAACTCGAAAAAACTCGTTACAGCCTTGCAGCGTGCAGTAGATGTAGCATTTGAACGGCGTGTCCAGCTTCGGTCTGGTTTTTCGCACCTCAATCGTCTTTTCACCGTTGGCAATCTTCTCCGCCCACTTGGGGCGGATGCTCAGCATAACAGCCTTACTCATTTTTTCATCGCCTCCAATGCTTTCTCCGCCTCAAGCTGTTGCACCACGAACCGCTGCATCATCGGCCATGCCGCGATCTGCTCTTGCAACTTTTTCAATGCCTCGTCTGAAACCATCACTCCACCTCCTGCATCTTACTAATCACTTTTCGGATCACATCGCCGCCATAAGCGTCTTTCGTCAACTCCAAGAACTCCGTAAGCGTCATCATGCCGTGCTCGAGGTCGACGCCGTGGTCATGGGCAAACTGCTTTCGCCCCATGTCGCATGAACCGGTCAAGCGGTGGTGCCAGTCGTAAAAGTACTGCGTCGGATACGTTTTCTCGCGGTCTGTCTCACTCAAGAACATCTCAATGCGATCATCTTCCGGCATATCCTCGAAAAGCTTGTCTCGCAGTGCTTCCATTGCTTCGCGCAGCGTTTCCCCGTGTGCAAAAACATTGTCCTGCTTGACGATGTAGCACGGCGTGAGCGTCAAATCACCGTTCAGGATTGCCCCGTGCGCGGAAACACCGCGCACGGAACGAATCAGTGTGTTCACGCCGTCAATTCGATAGACCGGGTCTCGGTTGAAGCGTTTAATGCCGTCGCCGGAGCCGGAGCCGTCGCCGTAGCCGTCGCCGGAGCCGGAGCCGTAGCCGTAGCCGTAGCCGGAGCCGGAGCCGCAGCCGTAGCCGTCGCCGGAGCCGGAGCCGGAGCCGCAGCCGCAGCCGTAGCCGCAGCCGTAGCCGTCGCCGTCGCCGGAGCCGGAGCCGTAGCCGCAGCCGGAGCCGTAGCCGCAGCCGCAGCCGTCGCCGTAGCTTACAGACAAAAAGGCTTTAATTTTCTCATCAAGCGTCATCTCTTCCACTCCTTTACGCCTCGAAGCGATGCAGATGCCGCATCCGTACATGGGATGATCTGGATTGCTCCCAGCACGGTCATTTCCGGGATCGTCACGGTAAAACGGCAGTTGCCCGGTGCTTTTGTGCCGTCCTTCGCCAGCTGCTCCACGGCACACGCGCCGTCCCAGCTCCACAACTTACGAACCTCGGTCATGGTGACCTCGGAGCCGTTTCTCTCTTTGATCTTGCCGAAAAACACGCCTGCGCGGTCGCAGCGAACGATATAGTCCTGATTGTTGTTCATGATGAAATTCCTCCTGATTTTTGTTAAAATTTAAAGCTCTCTCTGAGCTTGATCCCGTTTACCTCTGCCTCCGCCGTAAAGTAGCGGTGTGCCTCGTTGATGTAGACGATTCTGCCGTGTACGGTTCTCAATTTCTCAAAGCTACCCAGTCCGCTCGCGCCCTCAAAGGCCGCGGGCGTCCAGCTGTATGTGTCTCCGATGTTCATGCTTTCTCCCTAATGTCCCCGCCCCATTGCTCCGCCATAGCTTTGGCGATGCCAGGGAAGGTCTTGCTCCGGTCCTTTGCGCTGAGTTTTAATCCGTCGAGTTTAGTTCTCGTCGTCCGCCCGTGCCCCGTATCCACCCAACGTGCCTTAGGCGTTACTACCTGTGTCGGCTCTAACGGCAGCAGATTTTTAAGCCATAAACACGTCCGTTTAGTGTATGGGTGCCCAAACATGTAAGGTTGGATAATCTGGCTGTATTTCGGCAACTCACATATATGCATGGGGGCTGGATTTTCGACGCAAATCATTGGTATATCAGCCCGTAAAATCATCTCGAAAAACTTGGCCGCCTCACGCATATGGTAATATCTCTCTGCATTGATCCATTTTCCCCCGGATGGGTCAATACGGATCAAGCGCATACTCCCAGCGGATGTCAGATAAGTACACGGCGGATGTGCAATCATCAAATCCCACCGTCCCACATCATGCGTCTGCCCGTCCATTGTGGTCACTTGCCCCCCCTCGATGGCCTTGAGCGCATCGCCCAGAATATGCCACTCAGGGTGCCCGCCGGACGGCTCCTGAATGTCGCAGGAATACGCCTCGTGCCCCAATGCGCGGAACGCTTTGCATACCTCCTGCGATTCCTCGCAGGCAACCAGAACTTTCATCTTCTCCCCTCACATTCCCCGAACAGCTCCCGGAACGGTTTCCCGGTCAAATCCTCCAACGCGAGAAACGCCCGCACGGTCGCGTCCACGTCGCCCTTGACGTACCGGCTCACGTTGGCCGCTGAAATCCCGGTCGCCTCGGCAAGCGTGGTCTGGTTGTAGTCGGTCTTCTCCAGCGCCGCTTTGAGGACCGGATACGGGCAGCGCTCCCATGGGGTCTTGCTCATAACGAATCGGCTCATGTCATTCCCCTCCTAACAGCGCCGCGATGGACACGTCCAGCGCTTCGGCGAGATAGAGATACGTCGTGACTATACCGTATCGCTCGCCGCGCTCGATGGACGAGATTGTGCTGTCTGCGACGCCTGACTTCTCCGCAAGTTCTGTCTGGTTCATCCCTCTCATCAGACGCAGGGCTTTCACCTTCTCGCCGATGCGTTCCTCGGTCGGAATTCCGCTTTTCCCCTCGTCATCCTCCCGTAAAAAGTCGAGCAGGTTAATGCCGACGGCGCGGCATATCCGTTCGCACAGCGGGATAGTCGGCATGATGCGCGCCATCTCGTAGTTGCACAGCTGACCTTGCTCAATTCCACACATGGCGGCAAAACTCGCTTGGCTCATGCCAGCGGAAGTTCTCAGCCCACGGATCCGCTCCGCAGTGTCTTTTGCATTCATCTTTTTCGCCCCCTTTATTTTCTCAGTTTCTGCCCGCGCCGCGTCTTGAACTGGCGCGCGCCCAAATAATCATCTTTCTCCTGCGCTTCCCGCTGCTCTTCCTTCCGGGCGGCGCGGTGTTTTGCGATATCCGCCGCGTAGTACGGGCAATGGTCTTGACAGCCGGGATACCGCGTCGGCGGCAGGCAATGCAGGCAATGCTCAAAGCTCATCGGTAAACTCCCTTGCGCGTCGCGATTTGGTCAGCGTTACTATCGTGACCGGCGGCTCATTCGTGTATCTTTTCCTCGCCGCAATATTCCATATCGCCGCATCATCCGGATACGCATACCCGTTGAGCGCATCCATGACGGCCTTGACGATGTTGTCGAGGTCTCCGCGCTTTAGGTATGGGGCTAACTCCATTTCTGCTCTGCGCTCTTTTGGCGTCCCCTTCTGGATGGGGAAGTACGCAATAACATCAAGTTCCAGCGCGTCTCCCGCGGCAAACGGCATCACGTTTTCCCTCTCCCACGCCGCGCGTATGGCAGCCTCGTATTCCCGCGTGCTCTTTGGCGTGTAAGTGCCATGCCGCGTGACGCGCGGCCTGCCCTTCGGGACGGGCCGCCCATCCACAAAAAAACGCACGCTTTCCGCCTGCCGCCGTTCCATGCTCGTCGCCCTGCGCGCCTGCTTCTGCGCCTGCGGCCCGAGTCTCGCGAGGTCAGCTGATGTCAGCGCCATCGTCGGCCTCCCTGATTCGCACTGGCAGGACCATTTTGACGTCCTCGTGGTTGGTTTTGATCGTAATGGGCCCAATTGGACCACGGAATTCCAGAATAGCAGGCTGCTTGAAGGCGCCGCCGACGCTGGCCTTTGCCGCCTGCAACGCCGAGAGAAGATACTCGGCATTCACGCCGATACGGAATGTCGGCTCATTGGGCAGGGTTTTTTCCCAATCCAGAAACTTTCCAACCGGCTGAACAAAACCGAAGATGCAGCCGAGGCATTCGATCTCAACCACGCTTTCCGTCTTGTCCCGTTCTTTCAGCTCCAAGCGCATGGAATTACCGCGTGGCAGGCGGATACTCGGCTTGATGTAGCAATCGAAATCCTCTTCGACCTCGCAACAGGTCGCGCGCTCCACAAAAAGCCGGAAGCCGTCTGTGGCGATAGCCGTAACCGCCTTGTCCTTCTTGCGAAATTCCAGCCGGATATTCTTGTACATCGGCCGGCTCACGCTTGTTGATACCGCGCCCTTTACGGCGGCGATGATCGTGTTGAACGCGTTGGTGTCCATGATAGCCAGTCTCATTTCTCTTCCTCCTTTGCGCCATTGTGGTCGCGCGGGTCATCCCGCAGACCGACACCGATGATGTAGTTTTCGCCATCCCTTCTGGCATGCACTTCGTACTTGCGATAGGTTTCCCGTGCGTCGAACTTCGGCAGCATCAGGCGTTTGCCGATGACCGCCCCCGTGTCGGGGTCTACTGCGTCCTCACCGTAGGCAATCGCCACCTGCGCAAGCAGCGCGTCGGTTGCAATGCTGATCTCGGCAACGCCGCTGGCGCGCTTGGAAAGCTGCGCGTTCAGCTTCATTAGGTCGCCGCAGCGCTTTTCGTAGCGGCCAATCTCGTGTTTGAGCTTCTTGATCTTGTCTCTGTTTCTTTCGCTCATCGGTTCTCCGTCCTTTCGTAGTGCAGCGTCAGCGCCCGGGCGATCGGGCAGTGTCGCCATTCTTCGTTGGCGCAGTAGCGCCGCGTATATTCGTCCAGCTCTTCTTTCGGCAGTTTGACTTGGGCGCCCTCGCAGTTGAGATAGTCGCGGTAGTCCCGCGAGTAAAACGGGCACTTGAAAATGCCCCCGCGATACCCGCTCACGGCGCACCGCCTGCCA